AAAACTTTATAAATAATAATCTATGAAAGCAAAAGTAAATCCGTTCTATCGGTCAGTAGTTCTGTCGTTAGAGCAATCAGAGGTGGCCGAGTTATTCTTTGAGGATACAGACGAGTGGCAATCGGTATCAATCAACGGCAAGATGTATGACGTTCACCTGAGCTACGAGCCTGTCGAATCATATAAGAACAGGCATGCTTGGTTAAATTCATTAGTCTCCGTATATTTGGTTGGTGACTACACTGACGATGAGTACTACTCACGAAATTTAATAACTGAAATAACGCTAGACCTATGATTAGATACAAGCTAAGATACGTACAGAACGGGGAGGAAGAGAAGCTGTACGTTATAGCCCCGAACGAAGACGTGGCAATGATGTTCTTCGAGCTAGCCTTTGAAGATGTTGTCTTCCTATCGATCGAAAAGGCAGTAGTACAGATAATGACACCGAAGCTATGCTCAAACTAGCAAGGTACGCCATCATTTGGGTCAGTCAGAATCTAAGCATTCCGTTTTGGATGGTCGGTCATGTACACCTATCGGTGAACGTTTATGACGACATACATGAGATACTGGCATCCATGGGGATGAACGTACTGGTAGCAGTTGGGTTCGTGTTAAGTTATATTGACGAACAAAAAAAATAAATTCCTATGACAAACTTACTTTTATCGGCAGTCATTTGGTGGCTGTCTTACTATCTAGCGCTTATGTCTATTGGCAGGCTCACCGTTGCAATACTTCCGCTGATGCTTATCAATTTCATATCAATGGGTTCATTAATCTATAATTTTATAATGCTATGGCAATAATTCTAAATCAAATTCTCACTCCCGATGGGACGATATTGAGGAGTACAAGTGGAGATGTGTATGACTTTCATCACGACAGTGTAACGAAAAAGTTGTACGCCGTTTCTGGAGGTGTAGGTGAGGTAGTTCGGGTGATACCCGACAGAAATGCAAGAGACATATCTATATGGTCTTACGACAATGACGATAGCTTAAGGGGACGGCTACACGTTAAGTATAAAAATGAGATAGTCCCAATTCGTAAATTAAATAAAAAACAAGTTACCATGTACCTAAAAAATCTAAAAAATGAAAACCTGTACGATGCCATCTTGCGCAACGTACTAACATCAATGATGATGCTATGCATCGTGTTCGGCTCATTATCTCAGAAGTTCTACGTACCATCGTACTACAGGAGTTCAGAGCTGAATCAAATTCCAGTACGTATAGTTCACAGCAACTCATTTAATACAAAGGCTGAAGCTGTTAAGTTTCACAAGATTGTAATGGCTATGAACGGTGTTGACACCACAACAACAAGCGTTGAGTGGGATTTAGACGCCCCAATATTCTCTAGTTTCTTGCATATTAATGATAAACGAACAGCAATTGTGACGTATGTAAACAAAAATGCATTCAATACATACACTAGCTGTTTTATGGAATGTGACAACGTTACGTTTGACTTGTTCGAGAGCGATGGTTATATGCTAACACAAAGAAAAATTAAGTAATATGAAAGCATGGGAGCAGATATCATCTAACGATGAAAACAGAGTGTACAGAACAATGGACAGCTCATGGTACATTGACCATGGTGTGAAGATCGAGTGCTTTGATAAGGACGGCCGAATTGAGGTGATGAACGTCATGACGGCCTCCGACTTCCACGAGCCAATCACCGATGAGCAGCTGTACTTCTTTGAGCACATAGGGTGGGAGGCAGGATGCTACAAGGTAAATGTAGACACGTGTGACACTCGCGCAAAATTCTTTGAGAAGCTATCATATTTATCAAAAGATGACGAATCTTTGTACGAATCTGAGACAATTAATGAAAGATTAAACAAAATGTTGGAAAAAAAAGATAAATACGTTAGGAAATTAGAAAAAATATTAAAAACTTTGTAAACAATTTAATTAAATATATGGCACACTGGAGAAATCTAATGAAAGACAACAAGTACCTCGGAGCATGGGACTTGGAGGTCAACGGCAATTACGAGCCGAAAGAGGTAACGATCGAGAAGATCTATCAAGACACGTTTGTTGGTGAGATGGGAAAGGAGGACAAGGTATTCGTGAAGTTAAAAGATTTTGACAAGCCAATGGTTTGCAACCGATCAAACTTCAAGAGGCTAGAGAACTTCTTTAACTCGTTTGATCCTAACGATTACATTGGCAAGACAATCGTCATCACAACCGAGAAGGTAAAGAGTCCTCAAGGCTTGGTCGATGCGCTGAGATTCAGCACTCGTCCACTACCCAAGAAGGAGCTACCTAAGCTAACTGACGAGCAGTTGGAGAAGGCTATTGACGCTGTTAAGACTGGACGCACAACGATCGAGAAGATCAAGAAGCAGTACACAATTACTGAGGACCAACTAAACATGTTCAAAAATGATTAGTGTACGATCATCGGGATGCCATCCGTTGTTCAGCGGAACACGAGATGGACTAACTCCACTACAAATGGAGAAGCTGTTGGACTACAGAGGACGGCCAAAGCTAACTGACAAGCAACAGGACGAGCTGTTAAAGCTTGAGATGAAGCTGATGTCTGGAGGTGACTTAAGCGAGGGTGCTAAGACGTACATAGAGGAGATGGTTGACGAGAAGGTGTACAATTACAAGACACACGTCAGCACCAAGGAGATGACCAAGGGAACCAACGTTGAGGACGACTCTATCGAGGTGTACAACAGGTTGTTATTCACTAGTCATTTTAAGTTAGCTGAGTTTGACGATTTCTACGAGCTGAGGTACGGCATATCGGTAGGTCACCCAGACATTGTAGACAAAGAAGGGATGACGGTCATAGACATCAAGAGTCCATGGTCAAAGAAGACGATGCCTAAGACGTTGAAGAAGGCCGAGAAAAAGATGAAGGATGCAGGCTACGACTGGCAGGTCAAGCACTATCTTTACATGTTGCGCAAGATAACAGGAAAGGATTGGCGAAACGGAGAGATTGCGTTTGTGTTGACCAACACTCCAGAGGATCTGATATCAGACAACGAGAACGACAGCATGCACTACATGGACGATCTTGACGACACGTTAAGGGTGACGATTGTGAAAGTAAAGCTGACTGATGACGACATCATTTGGATGGCTGGCCAGCTTGAGAAGGCAGAGAATTATGCAAAAATGTATTTTAATTACCTAAACAATAAAAACAAATGAGTGATTTTAAAATGAAAGGGGTTTTAAAGGTTATAAACCCAGCAGTACAGGTGAGCGAGAAGTTCACAAAGAGAGAGTTCGTATTGAATGAGCCACACGATCAGTATCCACAGGACATCTTGTTCCAGTTAACGCAGAAGAACGTTGACGTATTGGACAAGTTTGTTGAGGGGCAAGAGGTTGAGGTGTCGTTCAGAATTCGAGGACGAGAGTACAACGGAAAGTACTTCAACAACATTGAGGCTTGGAGAATTGAGGCAATCAATGAGATTGCACCTACAAAGGCATCAAAAGACGAAGAGGTATTACCGTTTTAATCTACTACTAATCAAGGTGGGTAGTTAATCTACCCATCTTAATTTAACTAAAATGAAAAAATTATTGTTACTAATTCCTGTTATTGCGTTGTCATGCAAGACTACATCAAAGTGTGACGCATACTCAATGAGGCTTAACCCAACGTATGACTCGGTGATTGTTTATAGATACAACACTATGTACATGCCAAAGATATCTCTTGATGGAGCTACCACGATATACTTCCACGACATAAAGAGTGGGCGATACAGGGTACGAATGTTTGACAATGGCAATGTAGAGACAATTAAATTTAAAATAAAATGAGCGATATAACAAAATGCTACGGGGCTGATTGTCCTATGAAGGATAGCTGTAAAAGGTTTACAGCACCAGCTGATGAATTACACCAGTCATACTTCCTTGATCCACCATACCACATCAATGAGGGAGGCTTCTCGTGCGACATGTACTGGGGTGCAAACGCAGAAGGGATATGGAACATGCTTCAAGAGGCTGTCGGTATACACATTCCTAATTTTAACGACATGGACCATGACGCTAGGGGGGATCACAATCTGTGATGTCAACCTTTAGGCTTAAAAAACTTGACAAATTTAAGTTTATAGACTTGTGATTTTGTCGCAAATATAGGAGATACTTGAGACATAATCGTAAATCGCAATACGCAATAATATGAAAGCAACACTTGAATTTAACCTACCAGAGGATCAAATAGAATTTGATTTTGCTACACAAGGTAGTAATATGCACTTAGCTTTATGGGACATTTCTCAGGAGCTAAGAACACTATGGAAGTACGAAGAACTTAAGGAAGAAGAGTGGGATATGGTAGAAAGAATACGGAATAAGTTTTTTGAGATACTAGATGATTATCAGATAAAACTTGATAAGTGAAGTACAGAGTAATAATTCTATCGGCACTTATAATAGAGGTTTGCTCAACGTTCTACATTAGATACGTATCAGAAGGAAATACAATAGGAATGTTGATCTTTGCCTTTATTGGACCATTCTTAGGGCTACCATTTACTGGATATATGGTAGAAAGCAAGAACTGGAACGAAAGAATTAAGATGGCATTCTCAATGGCTATTGGATACTTGATCGGTGTTATTATTGTGATAAACTTTATAAAGTAAGGTTCCGTAGCTCAGTTGGATAGAGCAACTGCCTTCTAAGCAGTAGGTCACAGGTTCGAATCCTGTCGGAATCACTTATAGTTATAGTTACAGTTAGGGTTCTGTGGTTAGCCGCCATACAGGTAAAAACTCTGCGCACATGGGTATGGACAGTGTGCGCTTTATTTTGTAATCGATAAACACAATACATATGGAATGGAAATCAACGTCCACTGCCGATATAAAGGTTGACAGTGTAGTAGAGGCTGTGGTCTCTAAAATGCGGAACAGGTCAGCCGTAGGCATCAAGAAGTACAACACAACAATGGATAGAAAAGATCTGTCTGTTGAGGATTGGATAACACACTTGCAGGAGGAGCTTATGGATGCAACAATTTATTTACAAAAATTAAAATCAATGCTATGATAACATACTTTAAATCAATCAATGAAACTGACAAGCCCTACTACGTAGACGTACTAGTTGCATTAGATAGAATTAGAGATGGTGTATCAAAGAATCTAATTGAGACAATACGTTCTGCCGAGGACAAGGAGCAACGAAACAATCTTAAGAAAGGTCTACCTTCAATTTTATTTTCTGGTCAGTTTTCTAGGCGTGCTGACAACGCTATCACTGAGCACAGCGGACTCATATGTATAGACTTTGATGGGTTTAAGGACGACCAGTCTCTGTATCAGATGAGACAAGATCTTTGTAAGGACAAGTACTCATACGCTGTGTTCACGTCACCATCTGGTGATGGGCTAAAGGTTCTTGTTAGGATTCCAAAGGATGCTTCTAACCACAAGAAGTACTTTGTTGCATTGCAGAAGTACTACAACTGTGATGAGTTCGACAAGTCATGCAAGAACATATCACGTGTGTGTTACGAGAGCTATGACCCAGACATATTTATTAACGAGCTGTCTGATACGTGGGTAGAGATGGACAACAGCGATGACTTTGTTAAGCCTAGGCCGAAGATAATTATTATCATCTCACAGTAGGTTGTTAGACGATTGTCATTGTGGTGGAACAAGAAGCATGGTATGGTCAAGGGACAGCGAAACAACAACCTGTTCATCTTTGCATCGGCACTCAACCAGTACGGAATATCTAAGGAGGAGGCACTTGACGTTCTGATGTATTATGACGATGGGGAAATGGCCTCTGAAATTAAGACGATTGTATGGTCGGCATACAAGAACGTTCACGAGCACGCCACAAAGTTCTACGAGGACGTTGACAAGACGACCAACATTAAGAACGACATACTTAGAGGTGTTCCAGTAATTGATATAAAGAATAACTTTGTTGAAATTGACGAGAACATCATTAACGATATGGTTGAGACTCAGGAGTACAACACGTTCTGGTCCAAGAGTAGCAAGGGTAAGATTGATCTTGTTCCTCACCTATTTAGGGATTACCTAAAGGGCAACGGTTTCTACAAGTACTACCCTAACGGATCGAATAACTTTGTCTTTGTAAGAATCGTTGACAACATTATTGGCGATACCAACGAGGACATGATCAAGGACTTTGTGCTTGAATATCTGATGGGTATTAATGACATGTCTGTGTACAACTTCTTTGCTATAAACACGAAGTTCTTCCAAGAGACATTCTTAAACTATGTAGCCAAGGTAGAGCCGTACTTTATGATTGACACTATTAACGAGGCATACCTGTACTATCGTAACTGCGCTGTTCGTGTAACAAACAACAACATTGATATGATAGACTACAAGGACCTTGGTGGTTACGTGTGGGAGAAACAAAAAATAGATAGAGACTTTAATAAATTAAATACCGATGATTGTGAATTTAAGAGATTCGTTCAAAACATTTCTGGCAACAATTCTAGCCGCCTTCAGTCGATGGAGTCAACGATTGGTTATCTTTTGCATAGTTACAAGCCTGCTAGCTACTGCCCTGCTGTCATACTTAATGATGAGGTTATTAGCGATAATCCTGAAGGTGGTACGGGTAAGGGGATCTTCGTCAAGTCGATATCGTTTATAAAGAAGATGGTCATCATTGATGGAAAGGGATTTAGCTTCCAAAAATCGTTTCCGTACCAACGTGTGCAGGTAGACACTCAGACGCTAGTATTTGATGATGTTAGCAAGAACTTTGACTTCGAGAGGTTGTTCTCAGTTATCACTGAGGGTATTACGCTTGAGAAGAAGAACAAGGACGAGATACACATTCCGTCTGAGAGCTCTCCAAAGATTGTCATCACAACAAACTATGCCATCAAGGGTGCTGGTAACAGCTTTGAGAGAAGGAAGTGGGACCTAGAGTTCAAGCAGTACTACTCCAAGATGTTTACTCCAGAGACTGAATTTGGTCACATGTTGTTTGCAGGATGGGGTTTTGAAGAGTGGTCAAGGTTTGACAACTACATGATATCTAATCTACAGTTGTACCTATCTAATGGTCTTATACGTTGTGACTTTATGAACCTTAAGACACGTAAGTTTATCGCAGAGACATCGGCAGATTTCTGGGAGTGGGCAACTTCAAGCGAAAACGATTACATAAAGATAGGAGGTGCAAGTCCTGGGCAGACGATGTACAACAAGTTCACTGATGAGTACCCAGACTACGGGATCTATGGTAGGTTTAAGTTGTCGCACAACAGGTTCTACCGATGGATTGAGGCTCTTGGAGAGTATAAGTTTGGTGAGAAGCCAAAGATATATAGGAACGCACATGGCAAGATCGTTGAGTTTATTAAATCTGAAGATCAAATTAAATTAAATTTTTAAATATGGAATTAAGTAAATCACTTTTAAAGAGTCGTTTAGACTTTTATGAGTTACTTCTAAAGGTAACCTATAACAACCACAGGGACTATGATGCAATAGTCAATAAGATTGACGACCTAAAGATGACGATTATGTTTTTAGATACGATGGACAAGACTCTACTTAGGTACAGGCCAATCTATAGCATTACAGTTCTTCGTGAGGGAAGAGGCAGGTTCTATGGACACCACTATATTGATGTACAGACGGAGATTGATGACTGCATACTACTTCTGACGAATGCAACTACGTGACTATCAACTTGATATATCTAAGAAAGGTGTAGATATATTAAGCAAGAGTTATATACTATGTCTGGCCATGGAAGTTAGGCTTGGTAAGACCTTCACGTCTTTGGAGATATGTAAAGTTTTGGGGTTTACCTCTATATTATTTATTACAAAGAAGAAGGCGATATCATCCATTCAGTCTGATGCTGATAAGATACTTCCAGGTCATGATATAGTTATCACTAACTATGAGAGCATACACAAGATAAACCGAAAGGACTTTGACGTTATTATATGTGACGAGTCACACACCATGAGCGCATTCCCTAAGCCTAGCCTAAGAGCAAAACAGGTAAGAAAGATGGTGATAGACTGCCAGTTTCCAAAGGTAATACTACTGAGTGGTACGATAACCCCAGAGTCATACTCTCAGATATATCACCAGTTTTGGGTACACCCGTTCAATATGTTCAAGGAGTTCTCTAACTTCTACAGGTGGGCCGACATGTACGTTGACAAGTTCCAGCGAAAGATCAATGGCCTAATGGTCAACGACTACTCAAGAGGACGAGAGAAAGAGATAATGTCTGTGGTGTCTCCGTACATCATAACATACACACAGAAGGAGGCAGGGTTCTCTACAGAGATTGAGGAGGAGATACTATACGTTGACATGCCAGACATCATAAAGAACATAAGCAAGAAGCTTGAGAGAGACCTTGTTGTTGAGGGTAAGGACGAGGTGATACTTGCAGATACTCCAGCAAAACTTATGCAGAAGATGCACCAGCTTGCAGGTGGCACGATAAAGTTTGAGAGTGGCAAGTCTATGATTATATCAAATTTCAAGGCTGAGTTCTTGAAGTCGCAATTTGCGACCTCAAAGATAGGTGTGTTCTACAAGTTTAAAGAGGAGCTAAACGCACTTAAGCAGGTGTATGGAGATGATATGACTACAGAGCTAGATGAGTTTGATACTGGTAATTTTAAGGTTATTGCCTTACAAATTGTGTCTGGTCGTGAGGGTATATCTTTAAAAAATGCCGATTACCTAGTGTTCTATAGCATTGACTTTAGTGCTGTGAGCTACTGGCAGGCAAGGGACAGAATGACAACGATGGACAGACTTTATAACAAGGTATACTGGGTGTTCACAGAAGGAAGCATAGAGGATAAGATATACAAGGCTGTTAGATCAAAGAAGAGTTATACGTTAAATATTTTTAAAAAAGATTATGGAAGATAAAATGTTTTTTTTGCTGCCAGTGATTGCTTACAGCAAAATTCAAGGAGAAGGAATGTTAGTTATTGGATGGTTCAATAGGTCTCTTATCATAAGGATTGCATGAAGATGATAAACGACCCCATGATCAGGCTGTTGGTTGACACGTTTGATCTTGAAACACCAGAAAAACAGGTACTTGAGATATGTGAATACGAGTACAAGGATGGTGTTATTGTAATAAAAAAAATAAAAGTTTTGGATTCTGAATTAAATTTTGTTAGATTTGCCAATATTGAGAAGGTAACAAAGCACCTTAGCAAGTATTACTGCAACTTCAATGACAGAACAACAGATACAGGCGAAGATAATAAAGAAGCTTGAGGCACAGGATTACTATGTCATTAAACTGGTACAGACCAACAAGCCTGGGATTCCAGATCTAATTGCCATTCCAAGAGACTCAAACGTTGAATTTATAGAGGTAAAGAGGCCAGGAAAAAAGCCTAGCCCTTTGCAGGTATACAGAATGAAAGAACTAAACGAACATGGAATTAAATCTTCGGTACAAGAAATCGCATGACAAGAACATGTACATATTAGACAACAGGGCACAGATAATGAAGATGTTAATTGACGGACTACACGTCAGTGACATACTAAAAAGACTAGGTGTTCAGAACTACACACTAAGTATGTTGTTTAATGAGAAGCAAACCAGCGACATACTAGGTCACAGGGACGAGACCTACTTCAGTGAGGAAGAACTACTAAATCAAAATTTCAATTTTAACTTTAATAATTTAAGCTATGACGAACAACAAATCTATCTCGAAAGAGAAAAAACTGGCGTGCTTGGTAGGTATTTTACCAATAATGATGGACTTCATGGAAGACGTGAAGGATGACTTTCCAAAACTTTATAAGCATCAAATAAAAAAATCTGGAAATGATTTTGTTAGCGAGGTTTATAAGATGGGAAATCAGATATACGAGAGAATGGACCATGAAAATGACAAAGAGGTAAGCGAGTTTTACAACGAAGTCATAAACATGGGAACAATTTTTCGTAATTGGATTGCAGAGATGTAGATAAATAGTTATATTTGTCGTGTTGTTATAATAAATATGAGTAAACTAACTTACATTAATGTGTTGATGGCCGACATCAACGACTTAACTGACACCATATATGAGTCGTTGGTTGATAATGACATGGACGAATTAAATAAAACAATCGATATTTTAATCAAAATTTTAAAGGATGTCAAAAAAAGTCACGAATCAAACCCAGGAGATATTGGACCTTTATAGGTCTGGTATGACTAACAAGACAGAAATAGCTAGAAGAGTTTTTGATAGTAATAGTGAAGTGAACAGGGGTACTGTACGCAGAGCTATTACTAGATACGAAAAAAATAGAGCTATCTATGATGAGTGTGAGAAAGTAGGAATTCCAATTGAAGATGTCAAGCACTATTGGCACAAGGGTCAGCACTTCAGTATTAACGTTAAGGGTGAGTCATCTGAGGTTAACCTAGATGATTTTAAGACTGAACTTATAGCTGAGATAAAGAGCTGGGCTCCATCTTACAAGAAACTAAAGAGAGATAAGCTAAAAGATCCGCACTGCTTGGTGTTTGATCCAGCTGACGTTCACATTGGAAAGCTTTCATCTGCCTTTGAAACTGGAGAAGACTACAACCAACAGATTGCTGTTCAAAGAGTTATGGACGGAATGAATGGTATAATCAGTAGAGCATCTGGTTACAACATCGACAGAGTAATTTTTATTGCTGGCAACGACATACTTCACATTGACAATCCAAAAAGACAGACTACAGCTGGAACACCGCAGGACACTGACGGAATGTGGTACGACAACTTTGTAATGGCAAAGAGGCTATTGATTGATGTTATTGAATCTCTTATGACTATAGCTGACGTTCACGTAGTATTCAATCCAAGTAACCACGACTTCATGTCTGGCTTTATGTTGTTGCAGTGTGTTGAGGCATGGTTCAGCGAGTGCGACAATGTTACGTTTGACAATGACATGAAGCACAGGAAGTACACCGTTTATGGTAAGAACCTAATCGGGTCAACTCACATGGACGGAGCTAAGGTACAAGACCTACCACTACTTATGGCTCACGAGGCTTCTGACAAGTGGCACAAGTGCAACCATAGATATATATACGGCCATCACATTCACCACAAGTCTTCAAAGGACTACATGTCTGTAAACGTTGAAACGTTAAGGTCTCCTTCTGGTACTGACAGCTGGCATCACAGAAATGGATACCAGCACGCACCAAAGGCTGTAGAGGCATTCATACACCACCCGTTCAACGGACAGGTGGCCAGACTGACTCATTTATTTTAAGGCTTTCTTAATTATATAGTCTGCCGATTTATTTTTAACAATCATTTTATAGTCGTCTTCATATAGTCCATTTTCTCCAAATTTCTTAAATACTTTTAAGTATTCTTCTCCTTGTTTTGGACTTAATCCTCCCATATATTGTATGAATCCTAATTCATTTATGGCTTTATTTGGTGAATTTGTTGATTTAATCATTTTAATCTCCCACTCTTGAGGCTCTCTCTTAAACTCTTTCTTAAACCGCTTGTAAGTATTATACTGATTTTCAGTTAGAGCTCTCTTCTTAATTATTGAGTATGTCTTGTTTGCAACTTGACCCATCTCTTTAAGTGCAGCACCAGTGGTATACGGAACCTCTAGTCCATAGAACACAGACTTAGCTAGTGACTTGTCTTTATCTGTCAGGTACTTAGTTGTTTGTTTACCCATGTAATCATCTGTAAATGTTCCATTAGTTGCCATTTCAGAGTTTTCAGCTAATTTTAGATACTGATCAGCAGCAATTGAGAACATTCCGTACTTACCTTCCTCGCTATTTGTAAAGTTATAAGCAAGCTGATACGTGTTATCTTTTATGTATTGCTCCTTAAATTTATTAATCTGAGATTCAGTCATTTCTTTTCCTAGCATCTCTCTTAGTTTTTTCTCATCATTTATTGCTTGCTTTATCTCACCTTCGCTTGGAGATCCAAACATGGCCAACAACTGATCAGCACCAAATATAACTGCATCATCTGCCAATGGGTTAGGTGATGTCATATCAGCAAGAAGTGACTTCAATGGATACTTAGTTGCGTTATTAATTCTCTTCTTCCACTCTTCGTCATCATCGTCATGACCAGTGATTGACTGAGCAACCCAGTAAAGTGCCATACCAATTCCAAAGTTTATCATCTGGAATACTCCTTGCTCTGCTGTTGTACCAGCAATTGATTTTATTGCAATTGCCTTATCTTCTGGAGATATGTTATTCCAGTTTAAGAATAGTGCGTTAATGTCAGCAACAAGTCTAGCTCTTTGATTGATACTGAACGATGCAAAAGGAAGCAATACCTTTCTGATTAACTTTCTAGCTGAGTCTTCAGATGCAAGAAGTTCACCAGCCAGTCTTTCGTCAGATACGTTTTGCTGTCTTGAAACCATTGTGTCTGCATATATAACAGCGGCATCATTCAATTCTTTGAGACCTTCTTTCTTAATTGTTTCGTTCCATGTTGACCAATTTATTTTAGATACGTCATATCCCTTGCTCTTTAAGAACTGCTCGTAGTAAGACTTAAACGCAGCTCTTGCAACGAATACATCTGGTCTAGATAGAAACAACTTTAGTTGCCACTGAGTAAGGTTCTTGTACGTGTCAATAGCCTTGTCAAATGTTCCGTTAAATGACTTTAATTTTTTATTAGTGCTCTCAATAGCTGTCAATGACTCCTGTCCTCTGTTAGTTACAGAAGCACCAGTTGTGTTTAACCAATTGTTAAAGTCTTCACCAGCATATATATTAAAGCTTGTTCCAGTTTGTATTGCTGTGCTTATGGCAACTGATACGGTCTGTTTAACCGACTGTAAAACACCACCCAAGCCTAACGCTGTCCCTACTGATGACACAGTATTCAATGCGTTGTCAATGTTTCTAAACACATCGCTAGGAACCGATAGCTTATTTTTAGATCTTCTGATGTACTTGTTTACTCTTTCTGTAAGTATCTTTCTATCCTCAACAGTTGGTACAATTGCTTTAAATGACTTAGACTTAAAGAATGAGTCTACCCTTCTAATTGCTCCAGCAGTGTTTATATCTACCAGCGCACCTGTAAGTGAGTCAACATTGTTCATATCAAAGTCAAGGCTTACGTACCTTCCTTTTGGTAGCACTTTAGGTCTAACTGATGCGATCATAACACCAGACTCGTTAGTATCTGTTATAGAATCTGTGTTAATTAAGAATGCCGAGTTTCTTTCTACTATGTTATCGTCTATACCTAATTTTGATCCTTCTGTTGTTGACTTGTATCTGTCTGGTGTATAGTTGATATCCTTTCCTAGTATTGTGTTATATACTGATCTGGATACGTCTGATAGGTCTGAATAGTGTTTAGACCATTCGTTGATCCACCATTGTGTTGCGTTCAGATTAAAATTCTCCATTTTACCAGCAATTGTATTAAGATCTCTTGACTTTACATCCATCTTATCTAATAACTTTTCGTATACCTTAGCCATTTCTTGTTCTTTGGCTGTTCCATTCTTCAATGACTCAACGCTTTCAAGTAACAGGTCTACACGTCTGTTAAATTCTGATTTTACTTCTGCATCATTTCCAATTAAGTTTCTACTTAAGAATGCAAATGCGCCTCTCTCATAAACATTTTCAATTTGAAAGAAGTCTTTAGTTTTTCCGAATTCTTTAACGTATATATCCTGTATTTCTTTTATCTGTCTTCTAGCTTTATTGGCTCCAATTATAACATCTGAAAATCCAGACTTGATCATTACATCAATACCTTTCTTAGTTCCAACAAACATTCTGTTAAACAGTTCGTTAAGAGACGTAAGCTCGGTTCCAAATATTTGACCAAGTTTTTTATTGAAGTACATCTTTAGTGGTCTTGCAATAACATTATTCTTTTCTAGTAACTTGGCATTTTGTTCTCCTAGTATTGTCTCGTATGCAGCCTCAAGTCCTCCAACTGCGCCATTCTCATAGAAATTATTTAAAGAGTCAACCATATCTATCATTTGCTTTAAAGACAAATCGTCTAGATTTGATTTAATTATATTATTAATCATATTTGAATGTCTTTCGCTTATCTCAATCTGTTCTCCAGTTACTGGATTGTATCCCTTTAATGGAGATATACGAAGCAACGTTTTAATGTATCCTAGTTTATCCTTTAGAAACTCCATAGCAGCAGCTTCTTCATTTGCCTTGATCTCCGCGTCCTCATTATTTCTAATGTTATTTATTATCTTATTGATCTCTCTTAGTGTCATGTCTTTAGATATAACACCAGAGTCAACTAGATCGTTATACTCTGCGAGTCTCATGTTTTTCATCATCTCTTCCTGTCTTTCAAGGGTTGGTTTGATGTATTCGTATGCCTCTCCAAAGTTCACAATCTGCTTTAACGATACTGAGTCTTTCACACGTTTTGATGACTTTACTGCCCCTCTAATTTGAGCGGCCACTTCAAGATACGTGTCTATGTCTTCAACCATTGACGGATCGATCTGAACAAACTCTTTGGCAACAGCGACAGTCTCTGTCATGTTTCCAGACTTCATCATTCTTCTGATCGCTCTTCTTTCTGCAAATGCATTGTTTACCTTTCCAGCATATTCTGCATTGCTCATCACCTTGTTCACGTAGTCAACTACTCTCTCAACCATCTCCTGGTTAAACAGATTAACGCTTGCTATCCTTCTATTAATAGCGTTCAATTGCTTTTCTGTTATCTTTCCCTTGTAGCTCTTTACAACCTCCTTTATAGACTCTCCAAGAGCCTTACGTCTATCATTGATATCTTTAGCCGTCTCTCTTGATGATCGTGCCTGTAGCTTAACTTGGTCGCGAATTGCAGCAGCAAGGTCAGACACAAAGGCAGTCTGCTTGGTCTTGCCCATTACCTTGGCAACAGATGGAGCAGCCTTTAGTTTTTCTCCAAAGAATTTTCTGATTTCTCTTATTGCCTCCTCTCTTTGAGTGTCGTCAGAGTCTCTATACCAGTCTGACTTTTGTAGGTCAGAAATGGCAGCAGTAACGCCAGTCTTGTGGTCCTTTCCTCTCTTCTCTACCGACAGTTCGTACTTATCCTTGGCATCTTGAATGGCATCTTCTTTTGACTGCTTTTGAGCTTTGATTTTGGATGGTCTTCCTTCTTCAATAGCAAAATCTGGAAGCAATCCAACTTTTTGATCGGCAAACTTCATCTCTTCGTATACCTCTCCGACCATTTGATCTGCCTCTTCTATCTTACCTTGTTTACGAAGCTCTCTTGCCTTATCTCTTTTCTTAAATACAGCGTCATTAACTCCGCTAAAATTAACCCAACTATTCTGCCCTCTTGTCTCAGATGTCATGGCTTTTCTAGCTTCTGGTGAATACATTTCTGAGTGAACTCTCCATGCATTTTCCTCTCCTATTGGACCAAAGCTATTGCCTAGTTTTGCATGACCAAAAAAGTCATGTACAAATCTGAACACATCATTAACCAATAAAGTTTCTCCGTTGATATCTTTTCTACCAGAGTCTCTTAATAATGGATTTTCTTTTCTCTGTTCTTCAGTTATTGGCTCATCACCAAAACCAGACTCAGTAGAGAATATTTTCATTCTCTTATTGTCTCTAAGATCATTTATCATGTCCTCAGAAGAAGAGTATGGTTCGTTATTATTTATCTCAACATTATATCCTTTTTCTAGTATCTGGTCATACTGATCTAACGTCTCCTTTGCCATAGCCTCGTATGCTTTTTTGACTTGTGGATCATTAGGATCGTTTTTCATTTTGTCATATGCATCAGATATTCTTTTTGAAAGATTTTCATCTAGCTTGGTTATCTTTTCTACAGGAACGTATTCCATTCCTACAGACTTCATATATGACTTTGCTATTGTCTCTGCATCTTTTAACGGCTCGTTAAATAGTTTGTTTCCAGCAACAGGTTCTGTTTTTTGAGCTTTTATTTTTGATATTTGATCTTTATTATCGTTTATATCCTCATCCTCTACAGCTTGACCTTCTTCTGTGTCTTTAATATTATAGTCGAATTTTTTACCAGATTCAATCCATTTATCATAAGTATAATTTGCAGCATCCTCGTAACTTATACCTTCTATTTTTGCTTGTACTCCTAATGTTTTATATAAGTTTTTTTCAAAATACCATAATATTGCTTGAACATCAGCTATGCTTAAATCATATCCTTGTTTATTTAATTTATTTACAGCATCAGATATCGTATCATACATGAATTGTCTATCATTCTTTGTAAAAGGAGCATCATTTAGATTTTCAAACGCTATTTTATATATGGTATTTGCTGCCTTTTCTATTTCAGTTCCATTTTTATATCCTTTAGCAGCGTAAGAATCTCTATATGATTTTGATGCAAGTAACGCTTCTTCGTTACTCATTTCTGGATTGCCAAGTATTTTTTTAAATCTATCTAATCCTAATGCTTCCCCCTTTTTATCAAATCCACCTTTAAGTGATGGTATTAATGTACCTCTATATCTATTAAATGTTCTTGACCACCATCTATCTAGTGTAGGATATGCTTCATTTCCTGATAAATTAGAATAAAACATACCAAGTTTTGGTCCAAATACAGATGCTGCAAATGGAGCCTTGAAACTTACAGGCCAATTTGTAGACAATGGTTCTAGACCTTCTTTCTTTCTTTCTTTATTAATTTCTTCAATTGACTTAACCTCCATTAAATCTTTTTTAATAGTAGCTATGTCTCCATTATATTTATTTAATAAATCATTTATTCTTTTTAAATTAGCTTCAAAAGAAGCAACTCTTTGTCCTGGAAGGGTTTTAGGCATTGATCCATTTTTCTTATAATAGTCATAAGCAAATGCAGCCAATTTAAAATTGCTCATAACTTTCTGACCATCAGATGTTATTGCCACAAGCATTGTAAATAAATCTCTTGCATTTTGATCATTTTTCATTTCTGGGAAAACCTTTCCCATTGCATCTAGTGATTTTTGATATAGTTCACCATACCAACCCTTACCACTTTTATCTCCCATTAAATCAATGAAATATTTTACTTCATCAACCATCCAGTTTGATATTTTTTTTCTTGCTTCGGGAGAATTGTCTTTTTGATCTATTTTTCCGTACTTAGCTCTTTGTCTTGATTCAAGTGCTTCGCCTATTTTTCTTGTTACATTTTTACCTTTTTTAAGCCCATATTTTTCCATGGACTCTTCTCCTTTCATTATAGTAACTCCTTGAGCCTTTATACCAGTATTACCAACCTTTTTACCAACCTTTTTACCAACCTCAATCTGCTCACCTCTTCCAAGCTTACCAGACATTGAGTTCATAAAGTCAACGGCATCTTGTGCAGTTGATGCAGCAGAGAAGACAACAGGAAGACCTAGCTTCTTGGCAATCTTATTGACTAGTGTTTTGAACTGCTGGAACTTTGTAGTAGATAGTTCTTTCTGTGCCTCAGCCATGATGGCTCCAAGCTCAGTAGTATACTCCTCAGCTCTTTCTCCCTGCTCATAGTTAGAAACAAAACTATCTAGCCTAGTCTTTAATCCTTTGTCAGATATAACTGACTTAAGACCTTTAGCCATGTCTAACAGTGCATTGTCGTCCATACCTTTCTTAGACAACAGGTCATGGAACGCCTCGTGGAATACGGTGGTCACGCCAGCCGTTTCTAAGTTAATGTGTATATCACCGTTAACGTATGAACCTCTGTTGTTTTGAACACCTTGAGATACAGCCTCATCGTTTGTTATGTTGGCAGACTTGGCGACACCAGCAACAAATGCATCAGTGTTGTCGTGCAATATAATTCTTGAGTTAGGAATAGCAGACAATACTTTCTGAACGGCAGTAAATACTTTCTTTCTTTTTGTATCTGTCTCTTTATTGATTCTATCAGTAACAGTCTGACTGGTCTCTGGAGTTATTGTAACTTCTTCAATTTGAGTAACAGGTTGTTTTGCAAATACATTTGGAACTCTTCCTTCCCTGAAGGCTTTAGATATTTCTCTAAACTGCTCGTTGTTAAACTGTGCTGGATTAACTCCAGTACCACCAGTCTTAACGTTCTCGAATGTACTTAAGTCAAATAATGATTCTTGGTCAGCGTTCTTACCGAACTCAATTGCTTGTTCTCTAGCAGATTCTGGAGCCAGTATATTTAAGTCAATAGATACCTGGTTGCTGTTTGGAAACTTATAAATTCCTACCTTAACTGTTTCGTTGTCTCCAATTTTATCTTTGTGCTCTTCAACAAAATCAGATATCATTTCTGGAGTTAATTCCTCGGCAGTAGTATTTTTACTTACTACTGGAACAATCAATCCTTGACCGTCATACTTTGTGCCATCTAGATTGAACGTTGCGCCATCTTCTGCATCATTTGATAGTGACTTAACTCTATCAACCTCTGTCTTTGAGTTTGATTGAATGACAGGCTTATCTATTACTACTTCTTCTTGGACGGCTTTTGTTTCACCTTTTCTGGTAACTTCTTCCCCTTGGACGATTGGTTCCACTCCTCCACGTTCACCCCCTGTTTCTGTAACTCCTTCTTGTTCGCGTTGAAGAACGCCCTCTGTGCTTGGCTCTTGTACGGCATTTCCTAAGTTTTTAAGTTGTTCGTTAATTTGACCTATTCTTTCTTTCTCCTTTAAAACAAGGAAAGGATCCTTGCCATCAATCTTTTTATTTATATTGTCTCTCTCGATCATTAGGTCAAGAGCAACTGACTTGTTATCAACAGACATATCTTCTGGCATAGACTTAATCTTACCCTTGATATCTTCAAACGATCTAACAATATCTTTTGCCTGCGCCTTGGATATCTTTCCGTTAAGCATGCTGGCCTTTAGATTGGTCAACAGTGCTTTATCTATTCCATCTAGATCAGCTGACTGAATTAATAAATTTATTTGATCTTTATTTTTCAGTGCATTTGTTCCTCTAGATAGTACATCTGCTGACTGTTGAACAGTCTCAACAATACCAGCACCTAGCATACCTTGGTAGCCATTGTTTGCGATGTCGCCAACTATTTCCCAAGCAGATTCATTGTTGAAATAGTCTGTACCTTTCATTACATCATATGCCTCTTGAACTAGTCTTTGAGCTCCTGCCTGTGTGCTCTCTACGCCACCCTCAACTAGCGCACTACCAGCAGTTGTTATTCCAAATTTACTAACATAAAGTTTTGTGCTGTTCATGATCTGTGCCTCGATCATTTCTTTGCTTGCATTTTTACCAATCTGAGAAAAAGCATTCTTAAGGATCCAGCTTGTAGCCGCCTTTTTAGCAAAAGACTTACCAATTAAGTAGCTTATTCCAAAGTTTTCTAACGCTGCTCCAGCAACAGCATATCCTGCCGACATAAGCACCTTGTTTTGAGAAGATATCTCGGCTCCTTTTATGCCATCAAGACTATCTCTCATCTCATTGTAATTCATAGCGTATAATGACAAATAACCTCCCAATTGAGGTAATCCGACAAGAGAACCAATAGCTTGACCTGCATATATTGCAGATAATGATTTAGCCATTGAGAATGCTGCGGTTGTCAGGTCATATCTATCTTCTGATTGCATATACTCTTTTGTAGTTCCAACACCAATTACAGAGTCAACGAATTCGTTTCTCTGCTCACTATTCATTCCAGCAATAAATGTAGGAATAGAAAAGGCTCCATCTACTATTGATCTACCAAGTCCTCCAGCAAATGTACCAGTCATCTCTTTTATCATAAGATTTGACGCAATTGCCTTTTCTGACCCCTTAACAAAATAATCTACAGCACTTAAGTCTTCCTGTATTTTTTTAGACTTATCAATTAGATCTAACGATCCATCGTATATATTTTGTTTGTAGTTATTTTCATAGTCCTCTCGTGATATCTCTCCAGACTTCACCTTTGAATCTATGTCATCTACATACTTTCTAAATTCTTTTTGCTGAGATATAAATGTATTGTATGTGTCCTTTACTTGATTAGAGTAGTTATTGCCTGCATTAATTATAATGTCGTCAGTCTTTATCTCTGCAAATGCAGCTCTCCTCTCGGCCTCTGTTTTATCTTTTGTTCTAGCGTATGTCTCTTTTATTTTTCTTGCATAGTCAACAGTTAACTGCTTACCAGTCTCCTTAATATTTTTAGTCTCTTCTGGAAACAATACTGAAGACATACCAGAAATGTCTCTTCTAACCTGCTCGTTTAATATAGTCTTGTCTAACGCTGTAGCATCAGAAACAACCTTAGAAATGTTGGGATCTTCTCCGTATATAGTGTTAGATACTCTATTTTCAAGATCAGCTGTTGCCTCTATATATTTTAAGTAAGATTCATTAACGTTAGAGTTAACGTTCTGTCTAAGCCATTGCTTTAGCTTTTCTGCGTTTATGTTATCGTCCTCATCAAAGAAGTTATCAAGTGCTACCTTTTCGCTATCAACAACAACACCATTTTTTATTTTTGATACCTTTATGTTATCTGTACCTATGCCAAACTGCTCGAATTTAAACTCTGGAAACAATGTATTTAATTTCTCAATAGCTGCCTCCTCGCTTCCTCCAATTAAATCTTTATTTATATTGTTAAGCCTTGCATTGAATCCTATTAAATAGTTGTTCTTGTCTTTTATCTCAGCGGCCTTTTTGTCGTCAAATATTTCAGCATTCTGTTTGAATTGATTGTTCAATGCCTTGACGGCTCCTGGCGTTGATACCAACAAGAACTCATCAGATCCTGGTCTCTTTACCTCCCATAAGTTGTCATCGTTGACTATGTACTCAGTTCCTACCTTCCCTGGGTATCCAGTAAATATTTGTTGCTCCTTACTTGTTGATGCCTGTACGTTGTTCTTCTTGTTTAATCCTGCAACTGTTTTAGGATCGATAACATCTTCATAGACATCAACATAAGACATACCCATTGGCTGTCCTGTTTTGGGATCAATGGTCTCTTGTATTTTTACCTCTTTTTTCTTTTGCCAGCTCTGTACTCCATTGTTGTCCACAACCCTGTACTGTGGTTGTTTTTGTTTTACTGGTTTTTCTTCTGGAAGAAGAGTCTTCTTTTCTGGTTGAAATACTTCATTATACTGCTGTACTGGTCTGGTTTGATCAATGTCCTGTATATTGGTGAAACTATCTATTACTACCTTTTCTTCTGGCACAGGTGTTGCACCCTCCTCAAGAAGTTTTACCCTGCTGTCTACATCACCAGACTGAAGTGGCACATAATCTAAGTCACCAATCTTCTTGAACCATTTTCCGTTTTGCTTTTTGTATAACGCATCAACATTCTTGTATGTATATGTACCATCAGGAAGACCTTCTGGTGGATTGGTAGTAATGTCTAATGATCTATCAAAAGATGATTGTGAATTTAGCTCTTCCATTTTTTATTTTAAAGATTCAACAGCCTCATTCCATTTTTCTAAATTTGCCCCAGCTCTATACCCAAATACTGGTCCAAAATCAGATGCGCTCCAAGTTATTTTCGGTACAGTAATTTCCCATCCTGGATTTGGTTTATCAAATTTATCTTTACGATTTTTATTATATTCTTCTATAGCAAATGCACTTCCAGTCCATTTAACTCTTTTATTAGTACCTCCAAGTATTTTATTTAAACTTTTTACAGCTGCGTTTGCATCTTTAGTAGACAATGCGTCATTTACTCTTTCAGCAAGACCTAATGCTTTTTTATCTACAGACATACTACTTCTTCCGCTTCCAGAACTTCTTCTTGGAGCTCCACGCTCATCCTCAGTTTGACTTATAGGAAACTGAGCTACAATCATGTCTCTTAATATATCTTCAGCCTCTTGCTGTTGTTCTGGAGTAATAATAGGTTGATACTTGTTACTATTGTCTAGAGTACTTTGAATCAATTTTCCAGACATATTTTCAGTAAAATTTTCAATTTCACTTGCAGTCATTTCATTTTTACCTTGAA